ACCCAAATCGGAATTGACGTTGCACCGTCGAGAATGGTGACGACACCCGCCGTGGTGGCAGAAGGGCTGATGACGAGACCGTGCAGGATGTCGCCAACCGCACCGTTGCCGCCGAGCACCTGTGCCGTCTGAGACGCCGCGACGGTTTCGTATTCGAGATCGTAAGCCTTGACCACCGGCTGAATTGACCGGTTCAAATTGATCGGAGCCATGTTTTAGTCTTTCTGCGCCAAGCGCGTGTTTTGTTTCAGGGAGAAAGCGGCGGGGTCACTCCCGCCGCGATTGTTGACGAAAAACGTAAAATGTCAACGGTTACGCGCCGAGCAGAATACCGGAATGCTCGGGCTTGACGTTCTTGACGCCCCACGCCGCGCAGATTTCATACTGCATCTGGCGATACTGCGCATACATCGCGATCTCGAACGCGAACCCGGAGACCGGGTCAACGACCGTGGTGCGATCGATGGCCAAGTCGCCACCGTCGGGCAGGGCCGGCAGACGACCAGCCAAGATCAACGCATTCCGCGAGAAGAACACATTGCGCGAGGACTGCGCGTGCACTGTGATGGCCTTGGTGGCGGCCGACATGGCAACCAGGAGGCCCGGTGCCGCGAGAACGAACGTTCCACCATTCGACACGTCGGCATCGCCCGAAACCAGGACGTACTTGTTCGTGTCGCCCGCGAACGAAACCACGTCGCCGGCCACAAGCGTGCCGGTACCCGCCGAAGCGAGCGTGATCGTGGTCGCGCCGATCGCATAGCCGGCGTTGTCGGTGGTTGCACCCGAGGCGGTACCAGCGGCCGGGCGCTTGATCTGCGCCGATTCGCGGATATCGAAGCCCTGCAACTGCTGCAGCAATCCCTGCCGCAACATGACGTCAGTGCCCGCTTCGTTGGCCCGATTCAGGCTCGGCAGGGTGCGCATTTTCGCGCCGGCCGAGGTGTTCAGGAGCATGTGCATGTCGGACAGCGGGGCGCCGTTGTCCGCGAGGATCTTCCGAGACTGTGCCAGGTCCGAGAAATCGGACAGGAACGGGTCGGTTGCGGCAGTGCCGTAGGCGCGCGACGTGGTCGCGTGCAGGCCGGCAAGGTCGGCTTCCATTTCGTTGCAGAGCGTGCGAATCGCCTGCGCGATCTGCTGTTGCTGGATCGACAGGACACCCGGGCCGCCGTTGTTGACGCCGAGAGTCTGTTCGCCGTTCCAGCGGAACGGAACGCGCCGCGCCTTGGTGATCTGAAGCGAGATATTGCCGATGGTCTGGTCGCCGTCATCGGGCGGGGTGACACCGGGGGTGATATCCGTTGCGGTCGAAGCCGGCGCCACGAACGAGCGGACAACCTGACCGACTGCCGCGCGCTCGGTGGTCGGGTCGCGCATGACGGCGGGAATGAACCCGACCAGTTCGCGCGACACGACGTCGAGGGCGGAATAGACGTCAGGGATGAGGTTGGTAAGCGTATTGGCCATCTAAGTTCTTTCCTTGGAATGTGCGGCGTCGCCGCGCGGGTTGCAGTGGGTTAGTCGACCGGCTTAAAGCCGAGTTTGATCTTCGCGGCTTGATCGAAGGGGCTAAGCTTGTCCCATTCGTCACGCGGGATCGTTTTCACCTTGTCACCGGATCCCCCGGGGCCTTCCTTTGGTGACTTCCCGCCACCTCCCGCACCTGTCGCTTCGAACAGGGACGGATATTGTTTCATGGCCTCTTTCACGAGGTCATCGTAAGTCGCCAGTCCACCCGGACCGTTGCCGACCATGGGTGTCTTGCCGTCGGCTTCGACGATCGACGACGAAGCGCTACCCGCATCATCAAATTCGATCTTGACCCGCCGACTGAGACGCTCGCTCAGAAGGTCCAGACCTTCCACCGTGGCTTTGGACTTGGTGAGAGCGGTTGCGAGACTGGTACCGATGACCGCCTGTCGAGCGATGTTGAGCGCCGAGTCGCGCTGTTTCTCGGCCGTACCGACGGCGTTGTCACGTTCCTGCTTGGCCTCGCCGAGTTTCTTGCCGAGCACCTCGTCAAACTTGCCAGCTTTCAGTGCGGCTTGTTCTTCCTTGATGCGCGCCGCTTCGACCATCTCGCCGATTTCGTCCGGTGACTTGCCGAGCTTCGCCCACGCCTTGGTTTGCTTTTCCAGGGCCGCGGCACGATCGCGTTCGGACTTCAGTGCAGACTTGAGACCACCCGTGTCCTCAAGACCGTTCACGCTCAGATGAAACTTGCCGTCTTTCTCCACGTATTCGCTACGCAGAGATTCCGGAATCTTGTCGAGGGCGTCCACAATCAATTCCAAGGCCATTTATCACATCCTGAATTTGCACCAAGGTGTCACACCGTGGGCAGGTTGCTCAGATCCCCCGAGCGAGGTCGTTTATTTTCCGCGTCGCGCCGCTTTTGCGCGGAGTTCTTCGGTCGTCAGTGGTCGTCCGTTCTGGTCGAGCAGATCGCGAAACGTGATTTTGCCGTCGCGCCATAGTTGCGCTTTGCCGTCGCCGAGCACGGTGTTCTGTCGTGCTTCGGATTGTTTCTTCAACCAGGCTTCGAACGACTGTTTTGCTGCGACTTGTCCGTCCATGCTCGAACGTGTTGTTTGCGGGATTTCGTCTTCATCAATTCCAAGATCGCGCCATGTCTTGAGCACCGGAACGCTTGTGCTGCGGCAATTCCAGTGGATGCGTCCCGGGCCTTCTAGCCACGGTGGACCGCCGTCTTTCGGCGTGTGCGCGTCCGTGTTGCTGTAAAGGTGCGTGTCACGGGTGATGCACCAAACGGACGTACGCGTGTCCAGGGTGGCGTGCCACTGCAACGATGCAATGATGTCGTCATGCTCTGCATACATCGCTTCGCGGCCGACATTCGCAGCGGTTTGCACAGACGAGCGCACCAATCCTTCCGCGCTCCGTCGCGATATTTCCATGATGCCCGGCACCGTCGAGATGCCGCGAACGCGCGCAACTAGGTCGCTGTTCGATTCACCGAGCGCGACACCCTTGCGCATTTCATCGGCGAATTTCGAGGCGAGCCCGCCCGCCTGTCGCGCCCACCACTCGTTTGATGGTGCGCCTTGAATGAGCACGTCCGAAACCAAATTCGTCAACCCGGCACGCGTCAAGGAAGCGTCGGAGAACCTGAAGCCAATCGAGTCGTTGACGGTGTTTGTAGTCCAATCTGCCTCGTGGTCGGCAATCTCGCGAATCTCGCGGGTCATGAGTGTTGCGATGTCGCGGTAAGTGCCCTTGATCGCGCTGCGCACTTCGGTAAGCAACTTCTGCAGGCGCACCCGCTGCCGGTTGGTGTTCGGTGTTCCCGTCGGGTCAACCTTGGTGAGTTGTGCCGTCAACTCTTTTTCCAACTCACCAAGGAACACGAACACCTTATTGCGCGTGCCCGCCTCCAAACGAATCAAGTCAATCGCCCGCTCCATATACAGGTCGACAACCATTTCGTTCGTGGTGAGCGCGTCGGTCAAGCGGCGGATACTCCCGGCATCGGCGGACCGTCAAGCGATGGAGCGGTTGATGCAATGCGATCTTTTTCGACATCCTCATCAAATGAATCCGCGAGAATATCGCGCCGTTTCAGTTCGCTGCGGAACGTCTCATCACTGATTTTCCCAGCAATGGCAGCCTGCAAGAGTGTCGTTATGTCGATCCCCGATCCGGTACCGACGCCGAAATCGGTATTGACGTCGATCGACCCGCCGCGGTCGTCGCCATCTTCACCCGCCTTTGGCGCGGGTTTGGGTAGGTTGAGGAAATCGGACATCATGCCAAAGGCGCATTCGAGCGCATCACCAAGCGCCATCGCCATCATGGCAAGCGGCGAGTTTTCCTTGGCTTCATCGCGAATTTCACCGGTTGCGGTTTTCCCACCAGGTTGCGGAACGAGCAATTGCAAGCCTTGAACCTGCATCTGCAATTCAAGTTCCTTGAGATCGTCGCGACCGGCATTGATGGCCGCGCCGGTATGCTCGACCCACGAAAGTTTTGCGTTTGCATCCGTCGAACGAACCATCGTGTTCGCGCCGATGGAAATAACGGCGTCGTCCGAAAACCCCGCACCGAACAGGATCGGTACACGCGCGACATGAAGGATATTGCGCTGGTCGCTCGACGACTGCCAATGTGCCACATTCAAATCCGCCAAATCTTCAAGCGGCGGTTCGCCGATCATGAACCCTGTGCGGTTGATGTAGACCGGAATCAGGTTGACGTATGGCAACGGCTTTCCGTCACCACCGAGTGTTTGACCTTCCTGGTAAACTTCCCATTCCTTGCGGCCGTTGACATCCTTGGTCTTGCGCCAAATCTGCCATGAACCGATTTCAAGAACGCGGATTTGTTCAACGGTCGTTTCGCCGAAATCTCCATCCGGCTCGCTCGCATCTTCGCGAATGCGCGCTTGCGTCAGCGTCACAACTCCGTTGATCGTTTCCGACTTGAAGCCGATCAAGTCTTCCGCCTTGACATGACAAAGATACGGGCGCCGCTTGGCTGCCTGTTCTTGGGCAAGCGTCACCGTCGAGCCGTCTTCGTTTGCGATCTGCGGCGGCATGTCGACAAGGATGTAATTGATGCCGGTCTGCATACCGTCGTAAAACACGTCACGTCCGAACACATTGAGATGACGTCCGGCAAGATCGATATTCTCGGCAGCCGCTTTCAATACGTCCGGCACATCGTCTTCAATCATGATTTCGCGCTGGAAAACTTTACCCGTCATGTCCTTGACGGTCTTGCGAAACCCGTTGAACAACGTCGAGCGATGCAAGCGCGCGGTGTATGCGGCAGGCGTCTCGGCTGGCTCGCGCGGCAACCATCCGCTGTGCTGCGCGTTCCCTGTGGCTCGCGCACTAGCCGCGCGCATGCCGCGCGTACCCTGCATCAACGCGCGCGGCAGCTTCCACAACTTCATGAGTCGAGTATGTTCGTCGCTCGGTGTGGCAACGGTTTTCGTGGATTGCACTGCCGACGGAGTGCCCGCAGTGGGACCACCCGCGGCTTTCGTCGCAGCAACGGTTTTGGCGTAATCGCTCATATGCCCAATGCCCCACTGCTTGACGTCTTCGCGCGGCGCACGTTCTCGACGGCGTAACGTGCCGCGTCGATCGTGTGGTTATTCTTGTCTTCAAGTTCGGTTGTGACCGCGCCGGTCTTTTTGTCGATCTTGAACGAATAGAGTTTCAATTCATCGATCGTGTGCATGCAGTCCGGATGCACGACGATGTCATACGACTGCAGGAACGTGACGCCATCCTCGACTGAGCCCGGCCCTTTGATGGCTGCCGACATGCGCGGAAAACCGTTCCGCTGCATGTAGCTGATTGTTTCGGGGCGGGCGTTGTCCGCTATGATCGGGATACGACGTGCAAGCGATGTCCATTGCGGGTTGCGCGCGTTCGCTTCTGACCAATTCGGGTCGAGTTTGTCGAACAGCGCGGGCGTGCGATCGATCTCGCAATTGTTGCCCCAAACCTCGCGCCAGATGTAAAGCGTGCGACCGTAAACAAAGCAGACGAGACCGACGGTCGGGTCAATCGAAAAGCCCCAATCGGCACCGCCCAAGAATTGGACTTGCACGCCTTCCGGTGCACCTTCGAAGCGTTCAACTTTCCAGTTACGGAAAACTTGCGCTTCCGAGTTTTGCCGATAACCGCCGCGCCAAATCCAATTATACTTGTCGATATCGCGGAGTTTGTCGCGCTCCATGTCCCGGCGCAAATCGTCGGGAAACCACGGATTATCTTCGAAATTGACGGTGATACATTCGAAATCCGGGTCGCCCGCTTCCATGTTCTCGCGAAAGAACTTGTCGACAGGATCGGTCGGAAATTCGGGGTTCCAAGTGAACACCTGTTCGGTGCCCGGCGTTCGAAATGTCGGCGTTGCCAGGTCAAGCGAGCGCTGCGTTAGCGTCTGCGCTTCCTCGTACCAAGGCCGATTGAAACCCTCTAGCGACTTGATCGACGCCGCGGTGTGGTTCTGCAAGCCGCGAAAGATGAAAAGCGAATCATTCGGTCCGACGATTTCGCGCTCGGTGATCTTGAAATGTCCGAGCACATTATGCTTGCGGATCTTGTCTTCAATCAACTGCTTGACTGAATCCTTGATCGAATTTTGGATTTCGCGGATACACGCCGCGCGCACATGACCACGAAAGCAATCCCGCACCAGACGCTCGGCGACGAAATGGCTTTTCGCACCGCCGCGACCACCCTTGATTCCCTTGTACCGGCGCGGTTTGTTGAGCGGCAAGTAAGCGCGCGGCGTGGAGATCCGCAACACGGTGTCGGTTGCGGTCATGTGGTGACTGGTGCCGGCGCGACCGGGTCAACGATCGTTTCAATAATTTCGGTAATCTGGCGCGGCTTTTCAGCCTCGGGCTTGACCGCTCGACCAGCCGGAACGATGTCGCCCGTTTCCTCCGCGATGTGTCGCAACACGGTACGCATCTCGGGGAATTGGTTATTGCCGGCGTAAAACTTGGCGTGGTTGCTCAACGCGATGAGTCGCGCCTGCTTGTTCGCATAGGGCGCCGACGCGGGGTCGAGCAAGACGCGCTCGCGCTCGGCGCGAAACAGTGCGAACAAGTCGGGCACCATGAGTGCGCCGGCTTCCGGGTTCACCGAGAGCACGTCGTTCTCGTCGCAAGCGGTATCGGGAAATAGCGCGCGGAATGACGCGACGATCGCACGGGGTGGCTCAAACGCGGCGAGGCGCCGCACGATGAATTCCCGTTGTGGCAATGTGTGTTTGGCCATGGGAGAATACAGGGCATCCCGCCCCGCCCTTCCGCGCGCTCCTATGGCCGCTTAGTCGAGAAAAGTCGGGGCGCGCTAACCAGGCTGCGCTACACTCTTTCGAGTGGTCGGATTCGAACCGACGACCTCCCCTTGTGCGGCGCGCTAACCGGGCTGCGCTACAGGGTTCGCCTTAGCGTCCCTGACGGGATTTGAACCCGTGACCTCCGCTATATGAATTGAAAAGCGCGGGCTCGGGGCTTGTCGCCGATCACCGAGGTTTTAAAGCCACCCTGCATCGGCCGTCGCCTAGACGAACGGGGGAGGGTCACCGCGTGATAGCCCGTAATCGGGCCGTAGGTTTTCAGCGTCCCGGTGACACTCGCCCTAATGCTGACTTGGCGGCGGTTCGCACTCTAAACGCTGAATTCGGATTGCGGCCTTTTCCACCGCTGACC